TGGTAGTTTTCTCACTAAAGTAACGCTACGTCTTTTAGACCTTCTTTTGTGTAATTCGTTCATGCTGGTTATAGGACCGTGCAATATCGTTAGACTCTTATTAGTAAAGGTCCTAAGGTAAGGTCTAAATGGTGCCCAGTCATCCTTGAGAAAAAGATTGATGGGTATTAGTCTATTACTTTCCCACCACCATATATCTCCCAGTTCCAAGAACTTGGACTTTGCTTCAATTTCTACTATAGCACCATAATCATATATCGTAGTCACAGCATCATCACGATTTTGTATTATACCTACATAATCTTGACCTGCGTAGGAGCAAACTGTTATAAACGGGTGATTCTCGCTAAGTTTCTTAAAAAACTCATTTTGTAACATTATTTTAATTCAAACAACGTTTATTTAATCAGGTTTACCCGAACTTAATATTTTAATATTTAGGCACTAAATACATGAAAGGAATACATTTGTGTACTCTACCGCCGTTTTCGTTTATACCCAACGTCAGATTGTTGTATTACTATCAGGTAACTCAGCGAGGAGATATATGCCAGTTTACGCTAAACCATTAACCATCCATAAAGGGGTGGACAATCAGATACAATTTCAGTTCTTGAATCAAGAGCAAAAACCTGTTGATATTACTGGAAAAGAAATAACTTGTAGAATTATAAGTTATGATGGTTCTGAAGTTTTATTACAAAAAGCACTTACACCCACACTTGCACTTAATGGATTGTCCGTTCTAACATTAAATGCAGCAGACATAGAAGATATACCTGCTCAGCAGGCTCATTATTCATTAGAGATTCCTGTTAGTGAATTTAATTTCCCTGTATTTGTAGACCAAAATGCGGGTGCTAGAGGTGATATGAATATAGTTAACTCTGTGTTACCTGCATTTATTCCATCAGTAAATATCAGCATCCCTACAGGACAACCGTTCCCTAACTTAGACCCAAATAATAGCCCAAGCAATGTTTTACCAAACGCAAATATTTACTACAGTAGCGTAATAAGTACAGAAGATAATCCAATATTAACACTACAGACCGGGTTTGAAGAATATAATGGATTCGTAAACATTCAAGGTTCAACCATAGTAAGTGGTGATTGGTACAATATATACACATCCGAAGAATATGCTAACAATAGCGTAACACATGGGTATACTGTACATGGTTATCATCCATATGTAAGAATGGTGTTCACTAGCAACGCCGGCGCAATTACCAATATATTGGCAAGATAATATACCAGTCTAGTTGAAATACGATACATACTCTAGTATAATAGAAGTATGTTTGATATCCTGTCAATAGTTCCCGGCAAGAAAAAACTCACACAAAGTGGATGGTACAGTTTCAACGCTGTGTGTTGCCATAACCGCGGTCACAATCAAGACAAAAGAAGTCGCGGTGGAATTCGAATGGACGGCGATAATTGGTCAATGCATTGCTTTAACTGTGGATTCAAATGTGGTTTTATATTAGGAAAAAGTCTCACTAAAAATACAAAACAATTATTGCAGTGGTGCGGGGTTGATGAATCACAAATAAGTAAATGGAACTTAGAAAGTTTGCAGCATAAAGATTTATTATCTTATGTACAAATTAGGAAACAAAAGAGAAAAATTAAATTTAAAGAGCATTTATTGCCAGAAAATGCTCAGTTGTTAGATTTAAATAATCCCGATCACAAAATATATATTGATTATGTGCAGTCAAGGGGAATAAATGTTAGTGACTATCCCTTTATGATTACTCCTGATGATGTCGGTAGACAGGGAAATAGAATAATTATACCATATACATATCACAATAAGATTGTGGGACATACAAGCAGATTTTTAGATAACAAGATACCCAAATACATCAATGAACAACAACCAGGTTATGTGTTTGGAATTGACTTTCAAAAATCTGATTGGCAAGTGTGTATTCTAGTAGAAGGTATATTTGATGCACTAAGTATACATGCATGTGCATTAACACACAATACCATAAATGATGAGCAAGTAGAACTATTGTCACAACTTAATAAGAAAATTATTTTTGTCCCGGATCGTGATAAAACAGGACTATTAACATGTGACCGTGCTTTAGAACTAGGATATAGTGTTAGTATCCCTGATTGGGATATTGATGTAAAAGATGTAAATGATGCAGTTGTAAAATATGGAAAACTAATGACAGTTTTGAGCATACTGCATAACGCAACAAACAGTAAAGTTAAAATAGAAATGCAGAGGAGAAAACTTGACAAGAGAATATAATACAGAAATGCAAACATTATTTCTCCGCATGATGGTAACTAATGCGGAGTTATATACACGTGTAATGAATATTATGAACCCGGCTAACTTTGAAAAGAAATTAAGACCAGTGGCAGAGTTTATCGTAGAGCATAGTAAAAAATATAATATTATGCCAGAGCCTACACAAATCAAAGCATCCACTGATATAGAAATTGATTTTATACCCGAATTGGATGATGGGCATTATGAATGGTTCTTAGATGAATTTGAAAAATTCACTAAACGTCAGGAACTTGAACGTGCAATTTTAAAAAGTGCAGACTTTTTAGAAAAGGGTGATTATGATCCTGTTGAAAAATTGATTAAGGACGCAGTACAAATTAGTCTGCAAAAAGACATGGGTACTGATTACTTTGCTGATCCTAAAGCACGTTTAATGGCACTGAAATCTAATAACGGACAAATAACCACTGGTTGGCCTAGCATGGATCAGAAACTGTATGGTGGTTTCAATCGTGGCGAACTACAAATCTTTGCAGGTGGTTCAGGTTCAGGTAAGAGTTTGTTCATGCAGAACTTGGCAGTTAACTGGGCACAAAATGGATTAAATGGTGCATATATTACATTAGAACTTAGTGAGGGACTATGCAGTATGCGTATTGATAGTATGATGACAGATACTGCAAGTCGTGAGATTTTTAAAGATATTGATAACGTTGAAATGAAGGTAAAGATGCTTGCTAAGAAAGCAGGCAAGTTGCGTATCAAATATATGCCCGCACAAAGTACAGTCAACGATTTACGTGCATACTGTAAAGAACTACAGATACAAACTGGAACTAAAATTGACTTTTTATGTGTTGACTATTTGGATCTATTGATGCCAGTAAGCGCAAAAGTCAGTCCATCAGACCTATTCGTCAAGGACAAATACGTATCAGAAGAATTACGAAATTTGGCTAAAGAATTGAATGTATTGTTTGTTACAGCAAGTCAGTTGAATCGTAGTGCTGTAGAGGAAATCGAATTTGATCATAGTCATATTTCAGGTGGCATTTCAAAGATCAATACTGCTGATAATGTATTTGGTATTTTCACTAGTCGTAGCATGCGTGAACGTGGGCAATATCAGATTCAGTTAATGAAAACACGCAGTTCCAGTGGTGTAGGGCAAAAGATTGAACTTGAATTTAACGTAGATACTCTCAGGATTACAGACCCTAATCCCGATGCAAATACGTATAAAGCGCCGCAACCCAGCGCAAATGACATATTAAACAAACTTAAACCGCAAAGTACAGTCGAAGAAACTATTGATGAAACAACAGGTGAAATTGAAGTTGTCAACAAAAAAGTAGTGGCCGACGTACAGGGGGCGAAATTGAAGGCCTTGTTAAATTCTCTAAAGAAGTAATTACCCGAATCCAGCATAAATACAATTAGGATTTATTTTATGCAAAAGAAAACCCGTTCCCTTTTAGAAGAATTAGAAATAATCGGTAATAACCGTGATATAACTCATATTATTGAAAGCAGAGCGCACAATATCATTACCAGCGCCATTAATTTAATCGAACTCATAAACAAGCATTATGACAAAGATACCTCTGAGATTTTAGAAAGAAAGTTATTGAATGCAATAAAGGGAAAAGACCAGAATAAATTTGCTAAAAGTATAAGGAAAAATCATGAGAGTGACTGAATTAAAGAAAAAAACGGTAAATGAAGGTATTGGACAATGGTTAGGTTCCAAGATTTCTGGCTTAGGACAAAAAATGCAGGGAACATCTGATGATCGTCAAACAAAAGATTTTATTAATAACTTTCTAACCAATGCATACAGATCACTTGATAACGAAATTGCTTCAGGAAGAGTAGATCCTAGTTTAAAAGGTACTTCCGGGGAAGAACAACCCGCTGCACAACCCGCAGCACAACCCGCAGCGAAGCCAGCAGCACAACCTGCTGCTGCTCAACCGCAAGGTCAGGCGTTAGATTTAGACGCATACAAAAAACGTAGGGAAGCAGAAAAAGCCGCAGGTGTGCAAGCGCAACAAGGTGCTCAAGCGCAAATCAAGCAAACTGCAACAGCAAACGCAGCAACGGCTAAGGCAGATAATGAATTAGTTGCCAGAGTACGTGCAGAAAAACAAAAACCCGGCTTCCAACAAGATAAAGGTTTAATTAGACAAGCAGCGGCAAAGGGAATACACGAAACACAATATCAAAAATTGAATAGAGTTTTTGAACAAATGCTAACTGAGGCACAGTCAATTGAACAATGGTTGACAAGATGGTTGCCACAATATTTGCGTGGCATACCTATGGATGACGCACATACTAAAACATTGATTAAGTCAGTTCAAGATACATACGCACAAGACAAAGGAAAAGCAGCACTAACAAAACTTGCACGTGCTGCAATAGGAGCAGCAACAGCGCCAGGATATAGTTCTGGGCAGGCACAACCCGCTGCACAACCTGCAGCACAACCTGCAGCACAACCCGCTAAAACTGACACAAATACCGATACTGTGATAAAGTCTATAGAGGATTCTTTAACAAAACTTAAAGGACTTAATCCGGAATTACACTCAGAAATAATTAAAAAGATAAGTACAGGTGAAGCATTAAAACCAGCAGAAACTAAACCTGCAGCAGTTAGTGAATCTAAAAGAAGAATTAAAAAATGACTTTGACAGATTCAATCGCTACGCTAAGAGATAAAATTTCTGGCATAGTCAATTCTGTAAATAAGTTCCTGCGAGAGGACAAAGGGCATCTTGATCATCCTGAAGATTTAATTTTTCTAGGTGGTATTCAGGGTGCAGAACGTGCGGTACAATCTATTATAGATACTACTAAAAGTCCCGACAAAGTGACAATTAAATGGGACGGATATCCTGCATTAATATTCGGTAGAGGTGTTAATGGCAGATTTAGTATTATGGACAAGCACATGTTCAATAAGAAAGATGGTACTGGAAGAGAAGTATACAGCCCTGAAGAATTTGTAAAATACGATACTGACCGCGGAGTAAACCGATCTAACTTACATCAACTAATTTCTAACATATGGCAAGGGTTAGAAAAAGCAGACACCAGTAAAGGTTATTACTGGGGTGACTTGTTGTTCAGTGCTCCATTACAAGCGCAAAATGGATTATACAAATTCAGAGCAAATCCAAACGGAATAACATATACTGTTGATGCAGATAGCGATGTTGGGAAATTTTTTGATGGCAAGACTGCCGGAATAGTAGTGCATCAATATCTGCCACCTGATGCATATACTACTGATGATGCTACTCCATTAGACGGGACTATAGGAAGTTTAAAAAACAATAGCGATGTTGCAATTGTACCTGCAAAAATGCCTATTACCCCAAAAATAAAACTTGATCAAAGTCTAGTAAAAAACGCACAAAACGCAATAACAAAATATGGAAGTGCTGTAGACCAATTAATGAATACAGCCCCTCAGGCTAGAAGTTCATTTAATCAATTGTTTACTACATTCATAAACAAAAAAATTGTTTCAGGCGATTTAAATGATTTGCTTATTGACTTTTTAGAGTATGTAAATACACGCCCCATGACAGAACCTATGAGACAAAAGATAGACCAACATTTCAAAGACAATCAAGATGGGGTAGTGGGTGCTTTTGAAATCTGGGTAGCACTTTATAAGTTAAAAATGTCTATCGTAGAACAATTAAACAAAGCAGCAGAAGCAAGTCCCGTCAAAGGATATCTACAAGATGGTACGCAAACTCAAGAAGGTTTCGTCAGTCACGGTCTTAAATTTGTAGATAGAATGGGTTTCAGCCGTCAAAATTTGGCTGGAAGATAAGCCCAAAACCAAGATTTTTTTATTACAGGCATAAATAAAAGTATGAAGCAGTAGGCTTCAAACTATTTAAAGGAATAAGAAAATGGCACAATTTACAAGAGTTAATGGTGATTTTTACCCAGTATTAAACTTAGACGCAATGGAGTATTCAAATCCAGGCGTTAACGCAACATCAGATGATAAGACTGTACAACCTCAAGGTCCAAAACTTGAGTTCTTCAAGATTGTAATGGCAGACATTGCTGCTAATACAACTGTTGCTTTCCAGTCAATCAATACAATTCAACAATTAGCAACAATCTACATTTATGAATTTAATGATGCTGCTACAGATGAACTACACTTAGCAGTTTATCCAGTTGGCGCATGGACAACAGTAACATTAGCAGCAGCAATTGATGCTGCTACTGGTGGTACATCAACTGTTACTGGTACAGCAACATTCACAAACTAATCTAATTAGTTTAATAAAAAACCCGAGATTTATTCTCGGGTTTTTTTATGCCAATAAATATTGTAATCATGAGTTTTAGAATAACCTGTTATACTTTGTTTGATATAACCCAGACTGGTGTACTTAATAGATCAAGACCACTTGATGATGAAAATTATAGTGGTTGGGTTTATAAACGAAACACACAGGCAAATTTTGATACTATCCTTCAGGTTATTAATTTAAGATCACAACCTGAGATAGTTGATAGTCCTAAAAAAATAGATATACGTTTTGATGAGTTTGAACATTTTGGATTTCTGTTCCAACAAGAGCAAGATATAGTTTACCCCTGTTGGACATTTGAATTTGACATACAACATTATAGTGTATTTGATGATGGAGAATCTGAACTAGGAGCATTATATAACGATTGTCATAATGTACCAATGATATTATGCGGGTCAGAATGGAATAAACTTCCAAATTTTCTGGATACAAGCCCAGAACTAAAAAATATATATTTTCACATAAATGATGAATGATACTGAAATTCAAAAAATAACCGAGTTTTTCTCTAAAGACTTTTTCTATAAATTGGAAAATATTGCGATATTGCAGCATGATAATGGCTCATATGAGTTTTTCAATAAATATATTATTCTTAAAGAAAAGAAATACTATAGGTTAATCTATAAGTACAACTCTACAGAAAAGTTGTTTTCATCTATAAAAAATGCAGTGGCCTATTGCATTTTTGAAGAACGAAACAAATTTTATGAAGCAGAACGTATAGAATATCTAGACCAAATGCTTTCAGGAAAAGATTTGAGTATAAGTCACTATAGAAAATTAATAGGAAAAACTACAGATTTAGAGACAAAATTGATATATCTAGCAAAACTAACGGAAGAGGAAAACAAGAAAAAACTCTTCACCGAAGAATTACTAGGATATATACAAGAATCTAACGTGTACCAAACAAAAAAGTTTGCTGCAAAAAGATAAATACTTTATAACGTACGGAATACAAATATGAAACTTACCGATTTTGACAAAAAAGTTTATGCTCCTCAAGCATTATCTGAAAATTATCAAATAACATTTGATGTATCTAAAATGAATAAAGTAGATACACAGAAAATGTTGAATAAAGTAAGAACATTGGCTACTGAGGCTAAAGAAGCCCCTGACTATCAAGCAAATACAGCAAACCCTGCGTACATGAAGTTGGTCTTCATGGAAGAAGCCCTTGTTTCTCACTACAATGAATTATTGAGCAAACCACAAACAACTATTGTTTTTGAGAACGAAGAAGTTGAAAAATCACAAGTAGTTCTTGCAGCACAAGACATGGTTGACAGTATTCAAAAAATGCTTGAAGATGTTGGTCAAATGCAAGTCAAAGAATTACCTGCGTTAACTGATTCTATAGAGTCTGAAATTGGTGTAAACGAAGCACAAGCATACAATGATGCTGTTTCAACACAACTAGACACATTAAGTGGTGCATTAAAAGCAGCATTCGCCGCCATGAAATCAGCAAGAGATACACTAACAGGTCAAGGCGGAAGTTTTAGTGAGCCTGAGATGGGTGCTGAGATGGGTGCTGAATTAGGCGCTGAAATGGGCGCTGAGGCAGGCGCCGAAGCCGGCGCTGAAATAGCAGCAGAACCAGACATTGCAGCACCAGTTGCTCCTGAGGAACCAGAAGCAGGCGCAGTTGGTCGTGCAAAAAGATAATGCGTATATTTGAATTTGCTGATCCTATAGTTACAAAACTAGTAGCAGTAACGGATCAACTTAAATCAGACTTAGAAAGAGGGGAAGCGGATCCAAATATGCTGCTTCCCGATTTCTTACAGTATCTTAAAAAATTTGGTATTGTGTTAGATAAAACTGATTTATATGATATGATTAAAAACATGCCATTAAAAAGTCTTATTTCAAACATACAAGGTGATAAGATTATTTTTAAGGGTTTTGGCACTCCCGAAGCGCCACCAGAAGAAGAAAGTAAAAAGATAGTAGCCAATATGGCACAAACTGCTACTAACCAGCAATCATGATGATTACTGCCACTGACAAAGCCATACAAAAAATCAAACAACAAATACAAAAAAGAGGAAAAGGATTGGGTATCCGTATTGGTGTAAAAACCACAGGTTGCTCTGGCCTTGCATATGTGTTAGAATATGTCGATACTCCTGACGATACAGATTTTAAATTGGAGTGTGAGGGTTGCAATATATACATAGATACTAGGAGTTGTCCGTACTTACAAGGAACAACTATAGACTATGTTAGAAATGGATTGAATGAAGGATTTCAATTCAGCAACCCAAACGAGCGTGATCGTTGTGGATGTGGCGAAAGTTTTAGAATTTAATGAACATAACACATATAGTTACTGCAGGATGTAGTTTCACTTATTGTCAAAATTTAGAAATAGATAAAAGTTGGCCTGCTCTATTAGCAAGAAATTTAAACTGTCCACTGGTTAATTTGGCACTGCCGGGTCAAGGCAACGATTCTATACATAGAAGGTTGTACGAATATCTATATAACAACGACTTTAAATATAAAAATTCAAAACCCTTTGTAATAATAGTTTGGAGTTCTCCGCAACGGAAAGAGCGTTGGAGAGTTAATCACTATTCTATTCAAAATTTTAATGACTTTGCTCCTGTATATTATACAAGAAATGTATTAAGACCATTAAACAAAACTGATAATGAACCAGATAGTATCGAAGAAGAAATACTAGAAAACTATAGTGAGGAAGAAAATCATAGAAATACACTTCTTAATAAAGCAAGTGTAGTTAGTTTATTAAAACTACTTGATATTCCATTTTTAATGACTGACGCCATGAGTCAAGAATATCAGTCTGTTGACTATGCTGAGGTAAAATCTAGATTTTATGGATTAGATAATGTTTATAAAATTAAAAATTACATCGATCCATTAGTTGAAGTAACTAAAAAATTTAAAAGTGACTTTTTACCTTGTGGTCATTATGGTCCACATACATGTATGTTCTTGCAAAATTTTATTAAGACAAAAATGAATGAAATCTATCCAAATTTGTCTTTTGTAAATGACCATGAATATCTATCTTTTTATGATTATGCAAAAAATGATGCATATGTAAAAAGATGGCCAGATTGGTTAAACTTTAAACTGTAATAAAATGCTAATATCAAACAAATTTAATTATCAATCTTTAAGTCGAGAAAACATTGAAGGAGAAAGAAAATATCTTACTCCAGACGGTGAAAAACTACCAAGTGTTACTACAATCCTTGATGCTACTAAGTCAGAAGAAAAGAAGCAAATCCTTCGTGAATGGCGTAAAAGAGTAGGGGAAAAACAGGCTCAAGCAATAACTACCGAAGCTGCTAGTCGAGGTACACGAATGCACAAGTGGCTTGAAAACTTTATTAAAACAGGAA